CACGGCGGCCACGGTGCGCTTGTCCATCTCCACGGTGTCCTTGATGGCCAGGTCCGAAAGCGTCAGCGGTTTCACCTGCTCAACCTGGATCTGGTCGGCGGGGATCAGCCACGGCGCGCCCTGGTACGGGGGCTTCACGTAACTCTCCAGGAACTTCTGCCGCTGCTCCGGCTGGGCGAACATGCCGTTCGTGCTGTCCACCTTCACGATGATCGACGGCTTCCATTCGCTGGACAGGAAGGCCTTCTTGGTCTTCTCCGCCTGCTTCAGGTTCCCGGCGATCTCTTTCAGCGTCACCGTCGCGCCCCGGCCCTTCCACGGCCAGGCGGGATCCGGATTGTAGGCAAAGTGCATCACATCCTCCGGGTTCCTCGGCTGCCCGTCGATCATCACCCGGTAATCCCGGCGGGAGTTGCCCACGGCCCTGAATTCCACCCGGTCGGCGGCGATGGGCTCCATGCTCTGCAGGATGCCCTTGTGGGTGTGGGGCACCACCACGCTGTTCCCCTTCAGCAGCAGCGTCATCACGATGGCGGTCATCCACTGCATGCGGGTCATGGTCCCGTTGGGCTGTATGTCGATGGCCCGGGACAGCTCGTTGATGATGCGCTTATCCCCCTCGGCGGTGTTTTCCATCAGGTGGATGGTCATGCCGCCGATCAGCTCCGCGATGCGCAGGCACGCGGTCTGGATCTCCGGGTTGTCCGACAGTCGGGTATAGCCCGGCAGGCAGTCGTCGCCGTCGTGGGCCAGCCAAAATGCGGCGTAGCTGTCGGGCTTGTCCCGCTTGTTGCGCAGTCTTTGGAGCAGGTTCAATTCTCTCACCACTTCCATGATTTAGTGCCCTTGGCCGTCTCCTCCAGGCAGCGGATCGCCGCGAACACCGAAGCGTCGAACAGGTCGATGCGGTGCTTCGGCTCCGCCGGGTCCTTCCCGTACTGGATCAGGTCGTCGGTCTTTTCCACCGCGTGGACGTTGGCCACGCAGTACTCGTAGGCGTCTGAGTGCAAATAGTACAGCTCGCCGTCGTTGGCGGCCTTTTCGATGTGCCGGAAGCCCCGGCTCTTCAGTATGTACAGCTGGGGCTGGTTGACGATGTTGAAGCCCGCGCGCTTCATCAGCGGCACGTACTCCTCCCCGGCGAACTTCATGTCGTGGCCCACCGCCGCGATCTTGAAGCCCCTGGCCCGCATGTCGATGAACCAGCCCACGATGTCGGCGTAGTTGACCGTCGGCGTGTTGCAGATGGTCAGCCAGCCGTCGTCCTCCCAGCCGAACAGCGGTATGTCGTCCTCGTCGGCCTTCCGCGCCGCCTCGGTGCGGGGGAAGAAGCCGTGGGTGATGCAGATCTTCACGCTGCCGTACACGCCCCACAGGGCGGCGGCGGTCAGGTCGTGCATCCTGGACAGGTCCGAGCCGCCGTACCAGCTGATGGGCAGCTTCGCCAGCTGCTCCAGCGTCCAGTCGTACTTTGCGTCGGACTGCTTGAACTTCGCCAAATCAAACCAGGCGTTCAGCGCGGTCGTGTAGATGTTGAGCGACCGGCTCAGAAAGTCCTTGCGCTGCTGCGGGTCGTTCTGGGCCTGCAGCGATTCCTGCAGCATGTCGGCGGGCCGGATGGTGATCCCGTAGGATGGGTTGGCTTTGGCGTGCTGGATCGGGTCGGTGTAGTCCACGTTCCCCTTGTCGTCCTGGTCGGCCCGGCTGATGAACACGAACAGGCTGTCGTCCTTCACCTGGCCGGTGACCACCTTCACGCCGTACTCCACGCGCCGGTAGCAGAAGCTGTTCACGTTGTCGCCGGCGGTGGTGATGCCGATCATCAACTTGTTGGTGTAGGCCTTGCCCGCTTCCTTGAAGCGGTTGTACTGGCTGGCCCGCTTGAAGGCCTGGATCTCGTCGGCGATGGAGATGGGCGCGTTGAAGGAGTCCTGTGCGTCCGGGTTGGATGCCAGCGCCTCGATGTGGATGTAGCCGTCCGGCAGGCCGTCCTCGTCGGTGAAGTCGTAGTGCACCGAGTGCTCGGCGTTGTTGTTCCGGATCCGGAACTCCCCGGCCATGCCCCGGTAGCGCAGCGTGTACAGTATGTCCTCGAAGCTCTCGCACGCCTGCTTCATGCTGGCCGCCACGATGTAGATCGTCACGCCGCTCCTGCGCTCCAGCAGGGCGATGCCGAAGGCCAGCGCCGCGGCGAACAGCGTCTTGCCGTTCTTCCTGGGTACGTAGATAAATGCTTCCTTGTACCGGCGCTCCCGGCGGCCCTTATAGTAAAACCCCAGCAGGTTGTACACGATGAACACCTGCCAGGGCAGCATCCTGAACGGGGTATTGGTCAGCGGGGTGCCGTCCAGCGCCTGGCCCTGCTTGTGGACCATGATGCGCTCTATGATGTTGCAGACGAAATCCGGCTCCTTGGTGCGCAATGTCAGGTCCTTGCGCTCCAGGTCGTCGAGGAAACGGCGAGCCGCCGCGGCGACCTCGGCGCCGCAGATGTTGATGCCGGCGGCCTTCGCCTCCTCGGCGGTCTTCCACGCCACCTCGGTGGAGGCGGCGCAGGCCCGGGCGTAGGCGACGGCGATCTTCTTGTATCGCTTCGCTTTCTTCGGCTTAGGCAAGGCCCTTCAACGCCTCTCCCAGCGCCGACTTCTTGCGCTGCTTCATGGCCCCCTCGTCAATGCGCTTCAGCCCCGCCGGGGTCAGGCCCAGGTCCCGCCAGTAGGCCAGCGCGTCCCGGTTCAGGTCGTTGATCATCCGCAGCACCGGGTTCTGCTCGATGTTCGTGGCGCCGCCCTTGTTCGTATGCTTCACCAGCACATTGCCGCCGCCCGCCTCGAACAGTCGCTCTGCCTCGTCCCTCCGCTGGAGAATGTTGGCCAGGGTGTCGATCACGGGGCTGAAATACTCCCGATAGGTCCCCGCGTCCCTCATCGCCTGCACGATCCTGCCCCGCCACTCGTCTGCCGTCACCCTGGTCACCTCCTCGTCATTCGTTCAAAAGCACGGCCTTCTCGCCGGTCAGCTTTTCCCACCGCGCCACGATCACGTCCACATAATGCGGGTCGAGCTCCATCATGTAACAGTTGCGACCGGTCTGCTCGCACGCGATCAACGTCGAACCGCTCCCGCCAAACAAGTCGAGCACATTCCATCCGCGCTTGCTGCTGTTGCGAATCAACGGCACGAGAAGCGCCTGGGGCTTCACAGTCGGGTGCATGTCCGCCGCATTCGGTTTGTCCGCGCGCAGCACGCTCCCCGCCTGGTTCTGCCCCAGCAGCTTCTCACACAGCGCGATCAGGTCGCCCTTCTTCATCGTAGACAGTTTGACGGCCTCGTCCTCTATCACCGTCGATTCTGCGCGGCTGTCCGTGAAGTAATGCGCTGCGCCTTCTTTCCACCCGTACAGGCAGCACTCGTGCATCCACTGATAGTCCGAATTGCGTCCGAGCACAAAATGGGATTTCACCCAGATTAATTGTTCATGCAGCTTGAAGTCCTCTACTGCTCGAACCGCGCTCTCGAACTCGATATGATGCAGCCCGGCATACCAGATATAGTATGCTGCACCCCCCTCATGCTCCGCTCTGCGTTCCAGAGTGCCGATGTGAGGAATGGTATAAACTCGCTTTCAGGCATGGAGTCGTTGAGGATGTGTACTCCATCGTTGGAACTGTGAGGCCGCTCGCAGCTCCCAACGTCGCAATTATACGGCGGGTCGGTCATGAGCAAGTCGATCTCCGCACCGTCCAGCAGCTTGTCCACGTCGTCTGGGTCGGTACTGTCGCCGCACATCACCCGATGCCGCCCGAGTTGGTATACGTCGCCCGGTTTGGCTGTAGGTTCCTCCGGCGGCTCCGGCGGTTCATCCTCCTCGATCTCCTCGTCGTCCGCCTCGTAGGTTTCCATGTTTTCAAATCCGAACAGGCTCATATCCAGCCCCGTGATACCGGACAGCTCCAGGCTTTTCGCGACCTCGTCCCATTCGGACAGCTCCGCCGTGCGGTTGTGGGCCAGGGCGTAGGCGCGGCGCTGCTCGTCGGTCAGGTGGTCCAGGCGGATCACCGGCACGGTCTCCATGCCCAGCTTCCTCGCGGCCATCAGCCGCCCGTGGCCCTCCACGATCACGTTGTTCTCGCCCCACACGCCGATGGGATCGTCGAAGCCGAACGCCCGGATGCTTTCCACGATGGCGTCCACGTCCGCGTCCTGGTGCTTCCGGGCGTTGTTCTCATACGGGGTAAGCCCGTCGATCGGCAGATATTCGATCCTCAAGTCCTGCATGTATTCGGTATCCAATCCCACGTTCTTACCCCCTTTTCCCAAAAACCCCGCGCACTTGGAAAAACCTACCCCCGCCGGTGATCGGCCCCCAAAGTGGGGGCGGGTGACCCGGGGGGGTATCACGCGCGCGCGTTATCTTGTAAAGAATACGTGAAGCGCTGGCATTTTCGCCCGCGCTTCGTCCGTTTGTTATGCAACAGTAAACTTTTTAAAACTTCCCGCCGCCATCCTCGCGGTAGCGCAGCGGGATCTCCACGCCCTGCCGCCTCGCGGTGCGCCTCAGCAGTTCCGCGCCCCTGGCGCTCAGCGCGTGGCCGGTCCTGTCGTGCATCTGGTCGTGTACGTCCCCGGCCAGGCTGACCAGGTTCCACGGCTCCCACTGGTACTCCGGGAACTCATCCCGCGGGAATATATGGTGCACGGTCGTGGCCTCGGCGCGCTTCCCGAACCGCCTGGACTCCATGCACATGTACCCATCCCGCCGCAGCACGGCCTCGCGCAGCCTTCGCCACCTTTTCGTAGCGTAGAACGGGTCCGTGTACTTGTATCTCATGTCCTCACCCCCACGACAAAGGCCGCGACGAAAAGCCCTAAACGTCGCGGCCCGACAGGGAGAATGACGCCGCCAGGCAGGGCGTTGGCGCATCCATCCCGCACAGGGGAGCGGGAATGTCCCCACCTGTCGACGATGACATTATAACCCGTGTGCAGTCCCTTTTATTGACCCTTTTTCAGTCGTCGATCCGGCTGTCCAGCTCAATGAAGAACAGCTGGCGCAGCACGTAGAACTGGCGCTCCCCGATGGCCGGCCGCACCTGGTAATATGGCATGCCCTCGCAGGCGTTTTTGATCAGTGCCTCGGCGATGTTTGGCACGGCCACGGCGTTGGCGCTCTGTTCGATGGCCCGCATACGTCTGACGAAGGGCAGCGCCGCCAGCTGTATGGCCGTGTTCCCGGTGGGATCCGGCTTCCGCCACGCGCCGCTGCGCCGCCTGGGCCTGTCCACGATCCCCGCCCGGGCCCGCTCCAGCTGTCGGCGATACTCCGGGTACTGCCGGCACACCGCCCGCAGCTCGTCATACCGCGCCGGCGATATTCCCGCCTCCAGCAGGCGGCTCGGGTGCTTCCTCATTCGCTCTCCCTCCGTTTGCCCTTCCTGTTCAATTTCATATATGCTCCATTCCTATCACACCAAGCATCGCCGGTGTCTTCGTGATAGCATGGACATTCCCGTTTCATACACGGCATAAACGTCTCGTTGTAGTAATATTCTTCCGGAATCGTGCAGGATGCTTTTCTTTCCCCATGTACTCTGAACGGGCACGGTTTCAGTTCCATGCTGTCGCCCTCCTCTGTTCTTCGGTCGGTTCACCTGTCCAGCAGCGCCACTTCTTCCCGTACAGCTCCACGTTGGGCCAGATCGTCACGTGCCCCGGCTCCGTGACGCCGACCCTCGTTCCCGTGATGCCCATGCCCGTCTGCACGTCGTAGATGATCACCCATCCGGTATACAGCCTGCCGTTCCGGGCTTCAAACCACGCCGGTTTCCCCCGCGCCCGGCACAGCTCCTCTACCGTCATCACCCTCGGCTCCATCTCGCGCAGCGCCTGGGCCGCCTCCTCGGCGCAACTCATCCAGTTTCCCAGCAGCATCTTGCCGTCGCCGACGGCCATATCGAACCGTCCCTTGAAGAACACCCCGATCTTTTCCAGTCCCCTCACGACCTCTTCCCGCGTCATGCTCATCCCTCCATCCTCATGTCCTTTCCGCAGATGGAGCAGTGGCGCTTGTCGTGTGGGTTCCGGTGGCACACCTTCCCGCAGTAGGAGCAGCGCCATCGGGCCTTCCCCTCGTCGTTCAGGTAGTACTTCCACACGGCGCCCTCGCCCTCCCGCTTCAGCAGCGCAAGGGCGTCCGTCTTCAACCGCCGGAAGCAATCCTTCCCGTCATACGGGCACTCCTGGCACTTGTCCATGAACCGCGAAAACCCGCAGCACTCCATCCCTTTTATGACCTTCTCCCTGTCCGTCATTCCCACCGCACCTTCTTCCCGCACTTCCCGCAATACTTCCACGTTTGCACGCTCACCCCGGTCAGCGGGTGCATGACCCCCACCGTGTACATCCCGCAGCTGCCGCAGACGTAGTTCCCGCCAGACTGTAGCTCCGGGGCCACCGGCTCCTGTTCGCGCAGCAGCGCGAGGGCATCCCGCATCAAATCTTGTTGACGAAAGCAATACCACATATCCGGGCTTTTGTCCCTGTATGGGCACACTGTGCAAAAATCGTCTCGATGCTGATTGCTTCCCAATTCTGCTGTGCAGCACTCCAGCCCCCGGATAACCTCTTCCCTCGTCACGTCATTCCCTCCTCATCCTTTTCTTCGGCATTTCAGCGAACGCCCGGTCCCAGTCCGGCGACAATACCTCCTCGACGGTATGGTCGTGCTTGATCGTGTTGCACCACTTGTGCGCCAGCCGAACGTTGTCCGCTTCATGCTTCCCGCCCTTCATGATCGGGACCATGTGGTCCAGCGTCGGATAGCGCCAGCCGGTCACGAAGCCCCCGTTCTTCCACGTGCAATCCCGTGGATCGCAGGGCTTTCCGCAGAGGTAGCATCTTCCCCGGTTCGCCTCCCATATGCTCCTCCATGTCAGGTATTTGTCCGACGGTCCATTCCTCCGTTCGCTCTTGGCGTCCTGGACCGCCTTGCGCTTCTGCCGCATTATGGCGGGGCTGGCATGGGCATACCTCGCCTCCCGCCTGATAAACGCGCCCTTTCCCTTGCAGCGCTCGCAGTATTTCCGTGTCGGGTTGGCGTTTGGCATATCCGCCCCGCATATCACGCACTTCAGCACGCTCCCCACATCATTCCCTCCTCCTCGTTCTCTCCCACGGCACAATGGCCGCGTCTATTTTCCGCAGCCGGGCGGATATGTACGCCCCGGCGACGAAATCGCTGTAGCGCACCACGGGCTCCTCCACGCACCGATAGCCCGGGTACAGTCGCTCGAAGATCTCCCGCCCGTACTGGCGCACGTCCTCGGCCACCCGGGCGGCCCGACGCCTGGACACCTTCCGGTCGCTGACGGTCTCGGTCGGCTCGGCCAGGTTCTTACTGTGCCCCCAGCGGCGCAGGCGCTTGCCGTCATTCTCCACGGCCTCGGTGGTGTGCTGTTTGGTCATGTAGCTGGCCAGGCGCGCCGGTCCCTCGTCCCGGAAGGACAGCCGGTCCGCCCGGACGAAGCCGTGGGGCCAGAGGGCCTTGATGTCCGTGTCCGACAGCCCCGGTGCGTGGAGCACCAGGTGGAAGTGGTAGTGGTGCCACCCGCCCGCCTTGGGTTTGGTGATCTCCAGCACGTACAGGTGCATCAGCTCCCGAGGATCCCGCCCCAGCTGGCGCAGCCTGGTCTTCACCCGGCGGTAGAAGTTGTTCAGCGCCCGGCGGGCGTCCTCCTCCTGTTCGGGCAGGCCCAGCTCCCCGTGCAGCCGGTCGGCGTCCTCCCCGCTCATGGTGAAGCGGTCGATCTGGCCATAGTCCCAGGTCAGGGTCAACACCCAGTCCAGGGGCGTGAAGTTCGCCTCGATGTACCGGCGGATCTTCTTCTCCGCGTTCCTCCGGTTCAGCGCCTCCTGGCAGGCCCGCTGCTTCCTGCGCCGCTGTGCCTCCTCCCGGGCGCCGCCCCCGATCCTGGTCAGCGGGTAGCACTCCACCTCGATGGTGTCCCCCGCCCGGATCGTCCGGGTCCGTATGCCGCCCACCTCCCCGGGGTTGTACTCCCCCGCCTTCAGGTCATACAGTATCTCGTACTGGGATGTGTCCGCGTACATCGCGCCCTCCTGTGTATGTCTGTCGAACCGTCAACTTATAAATACGGTATACAAGCCCGCGCAGGACCATCCCCTCAGGTCCTGTTTATATAGTAGAAATTCGGAGTTCAAGGCTCCGGCAACGCCGAAGCCCTCAACTCTGAATTTCTTCCTCGCTCCCTTTCGGGGCGCTCGATCGGCGCGGGCGGGTGGGGTTTGCATCGTGGATCCGAAAAACCATATCCGTATTCATTTGTCAGTCATGTGCCGTGTGTGCTCAATGATCCCGCCCGCGCTTCATCGTCTACAGCAGCTTCTTCATCCAGTCACCTCCCCGAATGGTCGATCATATGCAGGATCACCATCACGGTGATCAGGATACACAGTTCAATCCCGGCGGCGGTCATGCCCCCACGGTCATGCCGCCCAGGCCCTTCCGCTCGGCCTCGATCTTCGCCAGGGTACGGCCGATCTTCTCGTCCACGGCCCGCTCCACCTCCGGCGCGTTGCCGTAGATCAGCTGCAGCTGGCCCAGCATGATGCAGCAGTCCGCCATCTCCTCGGCGATGTTCATCCGGTCGCCGTCGCCCTGCAGGTCCCGGCTCAGCGCCTGGGCCAGCTCGGTCAGCTCCTCGATGGCCTTTCCCTTCTGGTGGGCGTAGCCGTAGTGGGCGATGATCTGCCACAGCTCCACGCAGGTCCTGTTGTCGTCGGTCAGGCTCACACGCCCGCCCCCTCTCCGATCATGTCTCGTTCCATGGTGTTTCCATCCTTTCTTCGTCGGTGGGCCTGTCCGGCCACACCCGCCACTCGCGCCCGTAGAACTCGTCCACGCGGCTGTGATCATATCTTCGTCCGTTGGTGTATGTGTAGCTGAAGTGAAACACGTCCCGCCCGGTATAGATGCTCCGCCCGAACAGGCTGACGTCCGCCGGGAACAGCTCCAGGAAGCCGCCCTTCCCGAAGTCCCGGTTCTCGATCCACACATGGCTCCGGAAGGGTTCCAGGGCTCGCACCTCGTCCAGTGTCAACGGTTTCAGCGTCGCCCTGGGCACCTCCACCGGCTCGATCACCGGCGCGGCCATCAGCACGTCGAACACGCTCAGCTGTCCCTCCAGCTGTCCCTCCATGGTGTCGCCTCCATTTCCTCAGTCGTCGGTCGCCGATCCCAGCAGCGCCAGGTGACGCCGTAGCCGTTGGCGCTGTAACTCTCCATCTCGCCGTGCTGGCGGTAGAAGCGGGCAATGTGGATCTGTTGGTTGTCATCAATGTAGTCCACGAACATCCAGGTGTCCTTGAGGGTCACCCGGTTGTGGTTGTACTCCACGAACACCGGCCCGTCCGGGCTGTAGAGCTCCTCCCAGGTGAGCAGGCGGGCCGCCCCGGGCCGGTCATTCAGGGCTTCCAGGGCGGCGTCGCAGATGGCGGCGATCTTCGGACAGTCATTCCGGTCGATGATCTCGCAGGTCGCCCAGGTCCAGAGGACCTTAAGGCCGCTGATCAGGTCGGATCTGGTCATACATTCTGCCATGCCATTTCCCTCCGTTGTTCCTCGGTGGGCACGCCGGTCCAGTAGCGGGCCACGCCCATCTCCATGTCCTGCAGCGCCTTCCCGTACACGATCGCGGTCCACCCACACCTCCGGGTCTTGCTCCGGCTCTCCTTCCAGCATGGCAGCACTCCGTCATATGCCGGGGGCTGGTCGAAGTCCTCCCGGGTCACCAGCCTGGCCTCCGGCTCCATCATTGCCTCGGCGGCCTCCTGGGCGCACTTCATCCAATTCAGCAGCATCATCTTCCCGTCGCCCACGGCCATGTCCGCCCGGGCCTCGAAAAAACCGGCGATCTTCATCAGACCGGCAATCCGTTCTTCCCTGGTCACGCTTTATTCCTCCTCTTGGTCGTTCGGTGATGGCTGGCGGCGAAGCGCCGCCCCTACAGGTCGCGGGTCCGGGACTCAAACCGCCGGTAGCACTCCTCGCAGCCGACGGCGTCGATGATGCTGCACTGGATATAGCCGTCCTGGTAGATCACCACGTTGGCGTCCAGGCAGCTTTTGACGGCGGTCTTGTCCCGGTCGTATTCCACGTAGTGGTCGCAATGCCTGGCCGGGTAGAAGGCCCCGCCCCGGCACCAGTGGGCCTGCTCCCCGGGAAGGTTCCAGTCGCTCCAGCTCCGACGTTCTGGCCCCGGCCATGGCTGGACCTTCGCCCGGTGGTCGTCGAAGCAGCCGCCATAGGGGCATCGGCTTGACCACCACAGCAAGCAGGACCGGCAGGGGCAGGATCCGCAGGTCAGAATGTTCAGTTCGTAGTTTTCCATGACGCTACACATTCGGCCATGCCTGCTCCCTCCCTATTTAACCCAGCTCCAGCCGCGCCCGCCGCTGGGCCTCGGTCATGTCGTCCCACTCCTCGGCGTCTATGAACGCCAGGTCCACGCCGCGCACATACGGGGCGTTCCGCCTGCCCTGGATGCTCTTGCTGATTGTGCTCTCGGCCACGCCGGTGTCCACGTGGGCGTGCTTCACCATGTCCCAGCGGGCCACCTCGTGCCCCTCCCGGTCCACGGCCACCACGCCCCGCTGGTAGTGCACGTGCCTGACCTCCTGTGCCTTCCCCTCTGGGGCGTCGAGCGCCCGGGAAACAGCACTGTGCGCTGTTTCCAGCGAGACGGGGACGGCAGTCCCGTGGACAGGTGGCAGCGCGTCAGCGCTGACGGATGAGGTCCCCGTCCTCCTCCCCGCCACGTCGGCCCGCCGCTCGGCGTCGGTCATCCTGTCCCACTCCTCGGCGTACCTGAACGTGAACCCCAGCGCCCTGAACTCGTCCCGCCCCAGCTGACGCAGGCACCGGCTGTATACCATCTTATGGCTCACCCCGCAGCGGGCGGCGGCGTTCTTCACGCCCGCGAACCGCATCACGGCGAAGCCCGCCCGGTCCACGGCCACCACGGGGTGGTGATGTCCGTCGTTCTTCGGCTCCGGCTCCTCCTCGACGGGCGCCTTCGGCTTCGGCGTCGGCTTTCGCCCGGGCTTCGGCTTCCACGTGCCCCGGTCCTTCTCCAGCACCAGCCGGTCCCGCTGCTGGGCCGTCGCCCCGCAGGCCTCGGCGATCAGGTCGGCGATGGCGGGCACGGTCCTGAACTTCGGCTCCCCTTCCAGCCGCTCCAGCAGTATGTCGCTCACCGTGATCTCCGGGTGCTTCTTCCTGCCCAGGCGGCGTATGTACGCCCCCAGCTCCTCCAGCGTCAGCCCGTGGGCCCGCCTGAAATCCTCTAACCACATACGTCATTCCCCTTTGTCGTCGTCAGAACTCCCTGTACCCCGGCGTCCCCGGGCCCCGGTGGCGGCTGTTGGCCTTCGCGATCTCGTTCACGATGATCTCCCGCCGCCCCATCAGGTGGCGCAGGAAGTCGAAGTCCCGCGCCAGTGTGTCGTCGTACAGCTTCCCCGCGCGGATGTCAGAGATCATGTCCTCCAGCGCGCGCTCGGCGGTCCCGGCCCACTCCTGGAGCATGGACGCCCACGTCTCCCTCTCCGGCGGCCTCGGCGGCGCGCCGTCTCTGTGCTGCAGCATCGTCCCGCCTCCTGTCCAGCTCGTCCCAGGCCTCGCCCAGGTAGGTGAAGGCGATCACCACCGCCCCCGCCAGGATGCAGAAGGCCCCCATGGCGGCGACGAACCCGATCACCCATGCCGCCGCGCCCATGCCGGCCAGCAGCTGCTTGCTGATCTCGATCACGCTATGATCTCTCCCTTCCCGTTCTTCACCACGAACTCGCTGTAATTGCCCAGCTTGTCCACCATGCGCCGGGCGCTCTTGACCCCCGGGAAGCGCTGGGCCTTGGCCCGGTGGCGCGTCCACTCGGTGGCCAGCACGCCGGGCCAGTCCGGCAGCTCCGTGGCCCGCTGCAGGTACTTCCCCGCCTCGGTGTCGTAGACGGTGTATCTCGGTGTCGTCATGTCATTCCATCCCTTCGGTTGATCAGATCCAGGCACCGGGCCGCCTCGCCGGTGACCACGGTCACGGGCTGGCACGGATAGCCGGCCGCCGCGCTGTCGTACAGCTCCCGGTTCAGCCGCCCGGCCATCTTCTGGGCCAGGCTGGGGTTCTTGTAGGCCCGGGCCAGCCGTATGTCCGGCGTCCACCGGCAGTACAGCCGATCCGGGTCGTCCGGCCTGCGGCTCGCCCCCGCTCTGGACGCCTGCCGCAGGAACTCGTGCTTGACGTGGTGGTAGATGTACCACTGGCCCCGCCACAGCGCCCCGGTCATCGCCGCGCCCCCAGCAGCCGCTCCTGGCTGTGGTAGGCACCGGCCACGGCCCAGCACAGCAGCCCGTACCAGCCCAGCACCCGCCGCAGCGCCCGCCTCACGGGCCCCGGCGCGCGGCTGTAGCGGGCGCAGTCGCCCCGCACCTTGGTCACCATCAGGCTGTAGTCCTCCGGGGTCTTGTCGTTCCCCACCGCCACCCGCACCAGGCTGGCGACGATGTGCTGGCGGTCTATTTCCGCCTCCACGACCTCCACCTGCTCCCTGGGCAGCTGCATTCCTAAGCCTTCCCCTCTGGGGCATCGAACGCCCGGAAAACAGTCCAGCGGACTGTTTTCAGTGGGATGGGGACGGCAGTCCCTTGGAACGGTGGCCCGGCTTGCCGGGTCGGATGAGGTCCCCGCCGCAGCGGTCACCCCCGTCCCCGCCGCAGCGGTCACCCCCGCCCGCGCCGCCAGCATCCCCTCGGCGATGGCCCCGGAGATCTCCGGGTCGCCGCGCCGGATCATTATCACCGCCCCGCGCCTGTCGCTTCGCTCGGTCGCGGGTTTCGCGCCCGCACAGCCGGTGTGCTGGGCGCTCAGCCCTCCCGCTGGTCGGGCGCTCTGGCCCGCCCCGCGCTTCATCTTGCTCATGTGTGTCACTCCCTCTGTGATCCTCTCGTCACATTGCCCGGCGCTGGGCCTTCCGGGTCTGTCTGGCCCGCTTGTTCGCGGCCTTCCGCCTGGCGGCCAGCCTGTCCTTGTGTCTCTTCCAGTTCAGCGTCCCCAGCCACGGGTGCCTGACCCTCGGCGCAGGAACGAACTTCGCGGGCTCCTTCTTCCTGCCGCTGTTCTCCGCCGCCTGTATCTGCTTGATGATCTTGATGTTCTGCCGGATCTCCAGCTCGACGTCCCGCTTCTTCTCCACTTCGTTGATCTCTTGCCTCATGTGTGTCACTCCCTCTGTCTGTTCTATTTCAACCCGCAGGCGTCTGCGGGCCGGTGTCCAAAGCCTTCCCCTATGGGGAAGGTGGCAGCGCGCCAGCGCTGACGGATGAGGTCCCCGCCGCAGCGGTCCCCTCCGCCACCCTCCGGGCGTGGTTCCGGTTGATCTGCCAGATCACCCGGTCCACCTCGGCCCAGCGGCGCTCCTCCTCTTCCCGGCTCAGGCCCGCGCAGCAGCTGTCGTCTATGTGCACCACGGCGGTGCCGCTCACGATGGTCTTGACGATTGCCATTCGATCACCTCTGTTCAGCCTATGCGGCGGGTCCTGTTCGTTGGTCGGTTTGGCGCTTTCGTTATGCGTTGGCGTTCGTCTTCATCAGCGTTTCCATCTCCATGTCCGGAAAGAAAACGCCCTTGATCGTCACGACCTCCGGCCAGGTGAACTGTGTGCGCCCCGCCAGCTTTTCGCTGAAAGCGCGCGGGGTGATGTTCAGCCTGGAGGCGATGGCCGCCTTCATTATGCCGCGCTCCGCGATCTTGCCCTCCAAAACCGGGTAAAACACCTGCCTGCGTTCCATTTTTTGCCCTCCTCTCCATCGGAAAATATTGTGACTGTGGTCCTATTTTGACGCCAAAAGTACCGTCTACGGTCCTTTTATTGCCATTATAGTATAATTTATGGTGCTTGTCAACACTTTATGCCTTATTTTGGTTCCTTTCCCGGAACTTTTTTTCTTGACGTGTATACAAAAAGATGCTATATTAAATAGGAAGAGGAAGGGAGGTATTGAATTTGGAATTTTACGAAATCCTTTCAAATCAGAGAAAGGCCGTCGGCATGTCCTTTGATGAATTGTCCGCCAAATCATCCGTGCCCGTCAGCACGCTGAAAAAGCTGCTTACCGGCGTCACCAGAGACCCACAGCTGGAGACGGTCCGCGCCGTGACTTATGCCCTCGGGCTCACCTTGAACGACCTGGACGACAAGCCCAACGAAGTCACACCCGCAGAGCGTGACATGATTTACAAGCTGCGCACCCTCGACGGCTTTGGCCGCCGCGCTGTCCGCGCTGTGTTCGACGTGGAGCTTGCCCGCATGACGGCAACCGTCCCGACCCCTGCCCCCGTCATCTCCCTGCGCCGTTATAACGAACCCGCCGCTGCCGGCGTTCCTCTTTGGGCCGAGGACGGCTTCGATTACATCGACATCCCCGCCGATCAGGTCCCGGAAGGCACCGACTATGCCGTCGGCATCAGTGGGCATTCCATGGAGCCCGACTATCCCGACGGGTGCACAGTGTTCGTCCGGCGCTGCAATCGCGCCCACGACGGCGACGTCGTGATCGCGTGGCTGGACGGTGAAGGCACCGTCTGCAAGCGCGTCGTTGCCCCGTTCGGACGTGTGGAAATACTGGAAAGCATAAACCGGGATTACCCCGACTATACAGGCAAGCAGTTGGATGGTATGCGCATTTACGGAAAAGTAATTGGATATGTAATGTGAGGAGGTATTCTGATGAAAAAGTTGTTTGTAACCGTATTACTGTTGATGTGTCTCGCCTCTACCGCTATTGCCGCTGACTACACGAATCTACATGACCTGCAGGACGTGATCTACCGCCATTCTCCCGCAGAATTGGAGGCCAACAGTGTCCACGCCACCATAAAGGGCACGATCATCTCCATCGAAAACGTCACCGGCAATCACTATAACATGACGATTCAGGTTGATGATCCCAAGGCCACCCCGCCTCTGGGGTCCGATATGCCGCTTGTCGTCGGTCACTTCCGTCTCCACCTGCCCAGCCTGGACGATTCGCCCTTCGCCGTTGGCGGTGAAGCACTCATCGTTGGAGAATTGAACTCGGCCTATTCAACCTGGATCGTGCCGTGGCTTATGATCGAAGAAGTCAACGGCTACGACAGCGACGAGTATTGATGGGGATACTATGAACAACCTCAACCCCAATGGCCTCTACTGTGCCTATCTCCGCAAGTCCCGCCGGGACGTGGAGCTGGAGGCCATGGGCCAGGGCGAGACGCTGGCCCGGCACGAGAAGCAGCTGACCGACCTGGCGGCGCGCCTCGGCATACGCATCGCCCGCACCTACCGGGAGATCGTCTCCGGCGACACCATCGCCGAGCGGCCCCAGGTCCAGCAGCTGCTCCAGGACGTCAACGCCGGCCTGTGGGACGGCGTGCTGGCCGTGGACGTGGACCGCTTCGGGCGCGGCGACAGCATCGACCAGGGCGTGATCATGCAGTCGTTCATGTACGCCCGCGTGCTGATCATCACCCCCGACAAGATCTACGACCCCGCCGACGATTCCGACGCCGAGTTCTTCGAGATCAAGCTGTTCTTTTCCCGCCGGGAATACAACATGATCAAGAAGCGCATGCAGCGCGGGCGCCTGGCCTCGGCGGTGGACGGCTGCTACATGGGCTCCCGCCCGGTCTACGGCTACGAGCGCGTCAAGCTCCAGGGCCGCAAGGGCTGGAGCCTGAAGGCCGTGCCCCAGAAGGCCGCCATCGTCCGCAGTGTGTTCGACTGGTACGCCCACGGCATGGACGGCCAGGACGTTGGCGCGGCGGTGATCGCCGACCGGCTGAACCAGATGGGCCTGCGCACCGACCTCGGCAACCGCTTCGAGCCCTCCTACATCCGGCACATGCTGCAGAACCCGGTCTACATCGGCAAGGTTCAATGGAACCAGCGGACCACCAAATACGCCATCCGGGACGGCAAGCGGGTCCACTCCCGCCCGAAGAACGCCGACCCCGTCCTGGTGGACGGCCGCCACGAGGGGATCATCGACCCGGCCCTGTTCGCCCGCGTGCAGCAGATGTTCGCCAGCCATGAAAAGCGCCCGAAGAACAAGCAGGCCGACGTCGCCAACCCCCTGGCCGGTCTGATCGTGTGCGCCCAGTGTGGCCGCCATCTCCAGCTGAAGGGCGACAAGAACCGCCGCGCCGGGTTTCTCGGCTGCGTCACCCAGCGCTGCCCCACCTGCGCCACCTCCATCGACGTGGTGGAGGGCGTCGTGGTGGACGCGCTCCGGGGCTGGATCAGTGCCCATGAGGCCCGCGCCGACGCGCCCACCCCGCAGCCCCGCGCAGACGTCTGCGCCACCGAGGCCGCCCGCGCCCAGCTCACCGATCAGCTGATCGACCTCCAGGCCCAGCGGAAAAAGAACTTCGACCTGCTGGAGCTGGGCGTCTATGACGTCCCCACCTTCAAGGAGCGCCGCGCTGATCTGGAGGCCCGGATCTCAGAGGTCCAGTCCGCCCTCGCCGCCCTGGACGCCCCGCCGAAGCCGGATCCCGTTGCCGTCATCCTCCCCCAGGTCCGCACCGTCCTCGGCTCCTATGACCTCACCGCCACTCCCGCCGAGAAAAATGCCCTCCTCCGCAGCGTCATCGACCACATCACCTACGCCAAAACCCAGCGCTGCTTCCGCAATAACGCCCCCACCGACCACCTGTCCCTCACCCTCTACCCCCGCGTCCCCTCAGACGTGGACGATGTTTAATGCTGCCTTTAGTGGTAGCATAGTGTGAAGCACGAATCTTTCATGTCATGCTACTATAAAAACCGCCCCGGGATCATTCCCGGGGCGGTTGACTTTTCGAGCATCTTTGTCCCCGCTGCATCGACTTTTAGCTTCTTCATCCTCGGCCTCGTCCATGCCGCTCTTGTTCCGTCGGCAGCAGTCTAAAATCCGCCCGTTCGTCCATGCTTACCTGCGGTCCATCCTGGCCGCCAGGCGCTCCAGTTCGGTGCGGGTCTGCTCGTCGGGCGCCATGGGCATGGCCCTGCGCAGGGTATCGGCGAAGCCGTCGGCATAGGAGCGCCGGTTCGGCACGTAGTTGTCCCACGGCTGCATATAGTAGCGCCCGCGCATGCTGGCGTCGTTCATGCCATCATCGTAGGACCTGCCGTAGCGGTGGGCGTAGCCCTCGGCCTCCATGGCCCGGTTCGTCAGCACGGACTTTTTGTAATGCTCCAGCATGTCCGCGTACTGGATGTCGCTCATGGACGGGTCGCCGCTCTGGGCCTTGCGGTCCAGCTCGTGCAGTTCGTCGCAGACGTACTCAAAAAGGCTGTTGTGCATCGTCGTTTCCTCCTTCCCTGCTTAGTTGCCCGCCGGCGTCGTCGGCGCGGTCGGCGCGGTGCCATCTATGGACGGCAGCGCGTTGTTCGGCGAACATGCCGGCGTGCCCAGCATCCTGAACGTCGCCCCGACGGCGGACGTCACCACGCGGGTGGCGTACCGGGTGCGGGTGCGCACGCCGCAGGCCGTCACCTGGGCGCAGCAGCGCGTGGTCAGCGGATACTGCTCCGTCCCCTCGCCGATCTGTATCACCACCGGGGCGGTGATTGTCGTCTCCGCCGGGATCGCCTGGGCGATGACCACGCACACCTTTTCGCCGTTCTGGTATGTCGCCGGCGGCAGCGTGACCACCAGGCTGCCGTCCGTGAACGCCACGGCGGTGGAGATCGCCAGGTGGTTGCAGAGCCGGCATACATTGCTACATGCCATATTAATCCTCCTCAATACGGGGAGGGCCGGAGCCCGCCCCGTAGAATCTCAGCCCGTCAGGGCGATGTCAGCCCAGCTGCACGCCGCCGTTGCAGCCGCAGCCGGTGCCGCCGTTCAGGTTGCTGGTGCAGCTGAAGATCGGGGTGTTCCCGAAAACCGGCACCGTGCCCACCGGGCAATCCTTGAACCGGGCATAGGTCCGGTCGATGATGGAGTCAGCCTGTGCCAGACGGTCTGCCTGGTTGCGCAGGAACTGGTTCTCGGACCTCAAATTCTGGTTCTCCCGGCGCTCGGCGTCCAGGCGGTCGGCGCAGAACTCGTCCTTCAGGCTCTGGATGCCGTCGCGGATCGCCGTCATCAGCGCGTTGGTGTTGGTCATCTCCTGCATGGTCTGCTGCTGGAGACCCTGGGCCAGCGCGGCGCGGTCGTCGCAGTTCTCCCGGGCGATGGTGTACTTCAGGTCGGCGCCCTGCGCCTGCACGCCGTTGAGGCCCTGCATGATCGCGGTCTGGATGCCGAAGCCCTGCTGCATGTTCGCCATCTGGCGGCCATTTGCGGCGATCTCGGCGGCGCTGAAGCCCTGGTTCATGGCCTGGGTGATGCCGTTGCCGGTCTCACAGACCTGGCGGCCCAGGCCCGCGATGCCCAGCTGCACGTCGCTGAATCCGTGGTTCACATCGCTGCGCAGGTCGGAGATGGAATTGCTGATCTGCTGGGTCTGGAAGCCGTCGTCAATCTGTCGGGAGTTGGACAGCCACGGATAGAGCCAGTCCATGCCCATCATGCCGGCGCCCATCATGCCGCCCCAGCCGCCCATGCCGAAGCCGCCCCACATGCCGCCGCCCAGCAGCAGCAGCAGGATGATCCACCAGCCGTCGCCACCGAAGCCGCCCAGGCCACCGCCGTAACCGTAGCCGCCGCCGTACATGGGCGCCACGGGCATGGTCATGGTGTAGCCGTTGTTATCGTTGTAGCCCATAGTGTCAATCCTCCATGTTTGAACTATACAAATCCCCTCGCGCGCCGGGGCTTGTACGCACATTGACAGGATCGACGCATCGCTGTATAATTGCCTTGGTAGAGCGTGGCAACACGCCGATCCCTCGGCCCTTCCGGTGCTGGTAACGCCGGTGGGGCCTCTTTTTATCTGCGACCCATCATGCGGTCGATCAGCGGCTGGATCATACGCAGCCGCTGCTGGGGCACCTGGCCCGACTGGATCAGGTGCATGGCCATGGCGCGCGGATCTCCCCGCAGGTTTTCAGGGATGTCCACGCCAGCCCGTTCGATGTATCGCGCCGTGTCGTTTTTCAGCCCCCGGGCGTCCCGCAGGAAGGCCTGCTGCATCTCCTGCTCGGTCATCTGCCCGCGCTGTCCCGCCGGGGCAGCGGTCTGCCTGTCAAAGAATCCCATCACGCATCCCCTCCCTTATTCGCGGCCCCTCGGGCCGGCTTTGGGGCCGTTATCGCCGCCAGGCGTTCTTCCAGCCCGTCCCACGTCACGAACTGTGCCGGGTCTATGGGCGGTTTTTGAGGCTCTGGCGGCCTGCGGTCATAGATCATCAGGTTGTATCCCGCCTGCCCCTGCTCCTTTACGATGAAGGTCATGCGGTCCGCGGTATAGAACATCTGGCTCTGCCCCGGGTCCATCCTGAAGGCCTCTGCCTCGGCGACGGAGCCCACCTGGAGCATCCGCGTGTCGATGAATGGGGTCATCTGGGGCGCAGACGTCTGCGTTTGCTGGAACTGCCGCCCCTGCTGCTGATTGACCCATGCCACATACTGCGGGTCGTCCTGCATCCTCTGGCCCGGATAGTCCGGGAACCACTGCTGCCGATAGGGATCTACCATGTGTGTCACTCCTCCTTTGTCCAGTAGTACTGTAACGTTTCCCCTGTGGAGTCGAATGTGTCGTACACGTGGCCGCCGATCGCCACGGCGGTATGGTCGTCAAAGCCCAGCACGTGGGTGCCTGTGGGGTGGTCCCGGCAAAAATCCTCGGCGGTGTAGCAGTCCGGGCAGGTGTCCGGGATCACCTTCCGCCGAAACCCGAAGGCGTGGAGCACGCTTCCCCACGTGCTGTTGGCGCTGGGCATGCTCTTCAGGTCAAACCCCATTGCGGTGATCAGTATGTATGCGGTGTTCCACCCCACGCCCAGCGCTCCCGCCACGGCCCGCACGGCGCAGTCTATGGTCCGCCGCAGCTGCGGGTTTGGGTTGTATTCGATCCATCTGCTCATGGTAGAATTTTAGACAAAAAAAGAGCGCCCCGCCACGAAGGCAGGGCGCAGTCCGGGCGCAGTTTCAGCGCAATATGGACGCAGTTTTCCGGAATCGCCGTATGATGGTGTCGATCTGTCTGGGCGACATGTCCACCTTCTCTGCGATCCGCTCATGGGTCATTCCGTCGATGTATTTCAGCTTCAATATCCGCCGGTCCCGGGCGTTGTGTATATTCTCGTCGATATACTCCCGCATGGCGGAGTTGGTGTAGTGCGGCATGGACGACGCCTCCGGATGATGTATTGCACCTCACGGCGTTCGTCTTTGGTATTTCTCAATCTTTTGTGGCCTGTTCTGTTGTTTTATTCCGGATCAGGCGGGTCGTCTTCCTGTTCCCTCATGGTCTCAAGTGCCTTTTTCAGCTTCGCCGGGAATTTGACACCCAACAGCGCAGCGTTCTCCAGGATGCTCAGGCCCTCGTTGGCAATGTAATAGAGCACCAGGGACGACTGGAACACGGCGGTATCTCCGCCGATGACGCGGTCAAGCAAAGTGGCCAGGAGCACCAGTATCATAATAAAGGCCTTCTTCGCTATGCCGATGAAGCCGATCTTCGAGGACAAGCCGCCGCCCTCGGTCTTCGGGCTCTTGCCGCACCAGGCGACGATCCACCCGCTGATATAGTCGGTCGCCATCATCACGCACAGTATCGTCAGCATCGTGTTCCACTCTCCGAACAGGCCGCAGATCGCGCCGGCGACGGCGGCCAATACTTTCACGATCTTATCCCATGCCATGTGAATCATCTCCTTCGATCTCGTACCAGGCGCGCGTGCGCCCGTCAGGCCGTCAGCACCTTGGAGTATTTCGAGGACACCCAGGCGTTCTTGCCCTGGTATTCCACCAGGTACCAGTCACGCCCGTCCACCTGCCGGGTCTCGCCGCCGTAGGGCAGCGTGTCGCCCTTGTGGACCACGCCCAGGATCTTCGTGCCGGAGGTCCCGGGAGCGGTGCGCACGTTCAGGCCGGCGGTGATCTCCACCACCTTCGCCTTGCCGATGGAGGTCAACGCCTTGCGGGTGGCCTCGTCATAGATGCCGGTGACAGGCAACCCAACGTCCGCCTGGAAGGCCATGACGGCCTTCTCTGTCTCCTCGCCGAAGTCCCCGTCCGCGCCCCACTCCAGAAGGCAGTCGGGCTTCCAGATCAGCAGCCCCCGCTGCATCTTTTCCACCGCGCTGCCCTCGTCGCCCCTGTGAAGCCCCTCGGGTTCAGCGGGAACGACCACCACCGCCCCGCCGCTGATGGGCGCCAGCACCGGCGCAATCTTGGGCCGCACGCTCTTGCCATAGCTGATGTTCGTGGCTGCATGATGGCCCTCATATAGCAGTATGTCGCCGGGCAGCAGGTAGTTGGCATTGTTCAGGTACTTTTTATCGGTCAGGGCCAGGAAGCCAGCCTTGACGAACGTGCCCTTCATGCTGCCGCTGTACACGCTGGTAGGCAGATTCTTCAGAGCTTTGATTCCCATGAGGTACCCCGCCGCCTTGCAGTTGGCAGTCACGCCCGCCGTGCAATCCTCCTCGCAGGGCGTGGTGATCTTCGACGGGTCGTAGCCCACCTTTTCAAGCTGCGTCCAGTAGCTCTTGCGCTGGTACTGGTCATAGCCGATCTTGTTGTTCAGGCACATGGCGATGCCCAACTGGGCGATCAACAGCCCCACCGCCGGGTCGGGCCAGCGCAGCACCACGGTCCACGGGCGGCTGTACCAGCCCTTCAGTTCAGCCTCGTGGCCGGTCTGGTCCCCCGCCTTGCCGCCGTGGTACTTCTTGTTCTCGTCGCTGCCGGAGTTGGCGATGTAGTGCGTGCCGGTCGACATGATGTACTTCTTGAAGTCAATGGCCATGCTCGTGCCCTCCTTATGGGGTAATCATCCGCCTATGGCGACCCATGTGATCTCAGGGATGCGGGGCGAAGTGTCGCTGTTGTAAAAGCGAATCGTGCAGCCTGTGGCCGTGATCGACCCGCTGACCACGGCGCACGAACAGCGCCCGAACTCCGCCGCCTGGGAGCCGGTGCGGAACCCGACCACCACGGTTGGCACTGATGCGAACGCGGCTGGGAAAGTGATATTGGTGTCCGTATAGGTTCCGCCGCTCGTGGATGCCACCGTGAACGCGCCTGACTGAATCCCCATTGCCCTGCGCCAGCCCCCACGGTTTTCAAGACTGATGCTGCCGTCGCTGGAGATGCCCATGGCGTTTGCCGCCGACCCGCCCGAGAGTATGCGGACGATCTGGAACAGGTTGTTATATGGCCTGATCTCAAACACTGTCCCGTCTGCGGTGGTCCACCGGATGCGCCTTGCCCCGCTCGTGGCCGTAGACTGGCCCATGTCGATGTCACCGGTCATCTTTCCGCCGGAGAGGGGCAGCGCCCCGATCCCCGCCGGCGTTGCGCCTATGTTCTCCCGGACCTGGGCTTTCTGCGCGCTGGTCAGGCTCTGTTGGCTGATCGTCACCACGTCGGTGCGCAGCTTGTCCCGCAGGTTCTGCCCGTACAGCGTCATCAGCACCGGGGCCACCTCGGTGCCGGTCACGTACTCCATGCCGTG